TTTTTTTTTTTTTTTTTTTTCCCATTGGGGTGCCGCCCAAGGCGGCACTCTTTGTGTTAGTAAATAAGTGTGTGAGGTCAGCACACATGGACCCAGTTACTGTTACCGTAGTACTGCAACAATGCAGTCATTACAGCTCGAGCGGCTAGGTTTTGTGCTGTGCTGAGAGAATAGTGAAATGTGGTGTTGGAGGTGGCGAGGCATGTAATGGTGGCTTTCCACATTTTACCACCGTTATAGTCGAGACTGGTTACCTCTAATTGGTATGGGCAAGCGTGCTCACGGGCGTACTGGTTGAGCTGGTCCATTTTCGGGGTGTTTATTTATTGCATGGGTGCTGATTATGGCAGTCTTTGTCTTGGGGTGCAGATTAACATTCCGAAGAGTTGAGGCGAAACGCTTGGTGGACTGGTTGCGTTTGGAAATCATGCCGCGGATACGCTCAGCGGACCGATCCTCAGAGTAATTGATATACCCGTAAATCTCAAGATCTCCGACAGGGGTGACAGTGTCCGGCATATCGACATATGCATTCGATGTGGCGGGCAAAGGAATGCTCAGGGTGACCCGGCCCGAGGAGTCGACGACTGCGTCACACTCAGTGATAGTGACCACAACGAGCTCAGAGACGTCACCGTCACTCAGAAGCAGCTGGATAGTGTTTGGGGGCGTGGCGATGAATCTACCAGCGACCTGTGGAACAGCAAGTGAGTGTGTGCGAATTTCGATATAGGCCCCCAATGGTCCAAAGTTATACTGTGGGTCCTGTGCCATTGTCCAAATGTCTGGGGTAGAGAGTGTCATGGTGTCGGGGATGATGGTGGGTAGCTCAAATTCTATCTCAAGGGAAATGGTGACTGTAACCAACATTTGGTCAGCCGCACCCGGAGCAGTGGCCATAGCCATGACATAAGTCCCGTATTCCGAGAGTCTAGGATCGCCTCCAAGTGATGTGTAAGTGTATTTCTTTTGGAAACTCGGGGCAGTGCCAAGGGGGTGGATTTTCTGGAGATCATTTTGGCGCGCAGTGTGTTGTTCTGTTTCGGGCCTCCTAACAAGGAGTTTAAGCAGGTCCTCGGGGTCGGGTGGAACGACCATCAGCGGATCTGAAATGTAGGAGGTGTAGAAAGACCCTGATGAAGTGGCCATGGCGCCCACAGCCTTCGTCTCAACAGACATGTTGTTAATGCGCCAGTGTTGATAGGAAGTGGCAAGTTTTGCGAGCACTGGGTCTGAGAGCTTGAGATGGTTTAATGAGAGTCGCAGGTTGAGGACACTGGTGCCTGGTGCACCGCGGAAAACGATGTTGGGTGCAGCAAATCTGTAGTTGTATGTGGTCGTGACTGGTTTGGCGACTTGAACGGGTTGAGGGTCCAATGTGGAATACCCAGGGGCATTCCTGGTCCCCTTGGCGGAGGTCACTTCACTGACTTGGAAGGGTTCAGACATGTTTAAGATAATGCATGATGTGTATTTATTTAGAGCCAACCCTCTCTAGTGTAAATTATGGGACCGCCGGGTTTAACTGTGTTAATGGTGTTAATGTTTATGTCGTCTAGGTACTGTATAAGTTCGAACTCTGTGATGACGCCCGGATTGAATCTAGTGCTGGAAAGGCGGCTGAGAAAGGCGGCGTTCATTTCGTCACGTTCGCCGTACGCGATCATGGAAAACATTGAATCGGCAAAGTGTTTGCAGTTGTTGTTTGTCAAGTTATACTTGTATGGTTTGCCAAATGCATTATGGTCGGCCATTGAAGCTGTGATTTGCTCGACCAGTTCTATGGGAATGTTAACCTGTGCCGATTTAGCTGTGCCAGTGAATGTGGGCAAGTGAGTGTGCAAAGGTCTGGCAGGATTGCTGCCAAGGTACCACCGCCTAAGTGTGTCCAGGTCTGCGTTTTCAGTGTCAATGTAGCTCTTACCTATCGATAGGCATTTGGCACGATAGTCTCTCAAAATTTGTTCAGGCGTGGCACCTGATAGAGATTCAAGAGGGATTACTGATGATTGAGAGGTACCACTGTGTAGAAGGGTGAAGACGCCAGGTTCAGAAGGTGTGTGGCCGAAGCCACTGGCAGAAGGGAAAACGCCATTAAAGCGTTGAGGACCGTCGGAGACCCCCAGCACTGTGAGGACGTTCACTGCCTTGACTTCACCTTCGGTCTCGTACAATTGAAGTGTGTTAACGTGCAATTGATGGTGCTCGGGATAAAGGCTCCGCTTTTCAAGCAACCCCGCCGCGTCTACAAAAGAAGCGGGGAGAAGACTATGATCTGGAGTGGGTAGGACACCTATCCTTGAGGTTCTGACTGCAACGAATGGCTCGCTAAATGTGGTGTCGCCCAACGGGCGAGTGAGTGCACCGAACTGGTCGGAGTTCAAAGAAGCATTCTCCTTGAGTGTGCGGAAGCGTGTGGTGTTCTCGATTTGCGGCAAATCGGGATGTTCAAAGAATGGGAGTTGGGTGGAAAGCACATCATCGCGGTGAAAGACCCCACCTGACATGCGGTGATGTGCGATAAGTGTGGCAACAAGGGCAAGTGTGTTCGCACCAATGGTGACGAAATCGTTGGCCATGACATCACCAACGGTCTCTAGGGAGTAACCAGCCAACATGGTAGCGAGCATAACTTTCCCCATTGGCATGAACATTGATGCGGTAAGAGCGATGCCGCCTAGAAATTGGAAGATGTTAGGCCTGGTGTTGCTTTCCATGGCGTCGATTCGATTATCAATGATTGTTAAATCCATGCCTATGATTGACAATTTGATGGAATTTTGAAGGGTCAAGGCGGCTAGCGCGTTTTCGGTGGAGGAGATGAAGGGGGGTTGAGGTTGAAACTGGGGCGCGAAGTCGAGGTCGAGAGAAAAGTCTAAGGCTCCAGTCACGAGAATGTCGCTAACAGCCAACAGTTCATCCGGCGCATCAAAGATGAGTGGTATTGCTGCAAGGTACTTGAGGCGTGGTGGATCAGTGTAGAGGCCAAAGTCAAGCTTGTCTGTGATAAAAGGGAAACGGTTATCATGCTCAACGGTCCCATCGGTCCAACAGGTGAACCACATGTCATTGGATGGTAAGGAAAAGTTTGAGCGGGGTAAGGAAACAGTCCCGATTTGAGCCACCCAGTTCCCGCGATATGTGTCACCATCGCGAACGAGTTGGATTGGTATTGTTGTGTCGAAGTCCTTTTCAACAGTAGTGTTGCCTTTAATAAAGGTTAATGTGCCTTGGCAGTGGACTGCGGAAAAGCTGTTCATGGCACTAACGGACTGTGTGGAGAAACTCCCACTAGTGTAGACTGGGAAGGTGTTATTGAAAAAGTTGTCATCACCGAATTGCCTAAAGTTAGTGTATCTCGCACGGTACACACGATAGTCTGAGTCATCGAAGTCCTGGTCATAAGTGAATTGGAGTGTGACTTCGTCGTGTGACGAATGGCCTGGATGGAGTGAAGAGTCACCGATGGAAACTTGACAAGACCCTGAAGTGTGGGTTGTGCTGAAGTAGGTGGCGCCGTAATCCACTGGTTTACCGACGTACCTAAGCCCTGGCCAAACATAAGAGCTGGACATGCCCCCTGCCGGATTGGATTCGAGTCTACGAGACCAGAGTCGTTCCGCGGCAGTGACAAAGTTTACTCCAGAAGTGAATTGAACATGCTCGCGTTCGTACATTGGGACTCGAGAGGTGAGTGCAAGTACTGATTGCGTGAGTGTGGCGAGGGGTGCGAGAAGTGTGCTGTCACCATGCATGGCCTCGGCGTAATGATCATCGAGTGAGTGGCGCGCGACAGCCTTGACGACCGTCAGCAATGCATCATGAGCATCTATTTGGGCGAAGGGTAAGGTAGAACCAATGTGGAATCTCTGAGTATAGTCGGGACCGGGTGATTCGACTCTCGTGTGGAGGATGGTTAATATAGTGTAAGTGCCTATGGAATTGTGAATGGAACTGGTGGGGTTGGGTGCGGCGCAGTCTATTTGCATGGTTTTGTGGAAGGCAAGCTCGATGTGCTTGTAGGGTGATTGCGTGTACACTGAGAAACCGTATGACTCGACATGTATGTAAACGAATGAATTGAGGGCGAGCGTGAGTTCAGTGGTGTAAGTGAGACCATCAATCTCAACGTTCAACAGGAGATGCTCCCTACCACGGTCGATATCGATTGCAATTGGTTTGATTGGCTGACGTGTGGTGGTGAAGGGTTGCCAACCCCCTGAGTCTTCTTGTAGAGTGGAAATGGGGCATTGGAATTGGTCGGAAATGTTGGCGTCTGAAATATCAGAGACCACCAAACTCATTTCCGACGTTCTGAAAGGGAGCAGGGTTATGGTGAAAGCGGAGGCGGCACCAGGTTGGGGAAGAGAGTTGGCCCCCGGCACTAGAAGGAATCGGGTGATTGGAGAGTTAAGCGAGGCATTAGCAGCAACCTCATCAGTGAATGTGGTGTGTGTGGAGAACAATAGTTGGGCGTTGCGGTATAATGCGCTAATATAATCGAAGAAATTGTCGATGTCTGGTAGCTCATCTTCAACCCCTTTGAGGTTAATGTGCTGGCCACGGCCAGTGGTGGCAATGTTACGTCCCCTAGGCATGTTAATATGTGATGTGTATTTATTGTTCAGAACCCCTCTTTAACCCTCCGAATTGAATGCGAGGGGCGTGAATGTATTTCTTGAGACTCTTCCAAACCGTGATAGTGTCCTCTGTGGCGAATCTGGCAAGGAAGATGCCCAGCATGTGTGACTCCTCAACTGATATGTTGTATTTGTGCGAAACCACAACAGAATTGGCGTGGAAAAGCTGTGTGGTGTACACTGGTTTGAGCCAGTCTAATACAGCCTCTTGGTATGCTTTTAGTTGTGCAAGGTCGCTGAAGGTGCGGTTGCCTAATTTGGCAACCATTCTTGGAAAGTTGATGTATAGTCTGTCATAGAAGATAAAGCCAACAATGCTGGGGGTCATGCTGAACTCTGATTTGATGAATGGTTTAAGGAAGGCTGGGCCCACCCACCTAATCCTACGAGCGAGTATGAGAGAGTCATCACCCTGATGGGCCGCAAGCCTCAGCCCTTGAATGTTATAGCAAGCTCGGATCATGAGCATGCATATGAGTGTGTTCGAAAGGAGAGTGTCACATCTACCTGATTGAAAGTGATCACGTATAGATGCTGTTATGTTGCCTGCGTCGAAGACCCAGTGTTCGTTGAATGCTTGCATCAAGCGGGTGCCTATGACGTCTATTCCGGCGGACCTATACATTTCACGCATCAATTGATCTGCCCATCTGCCTCTGAGTGAGTCAAATTGTGAAATGTCTGCTTCCAGACCGGTGCTCCAATATTTGCCTTTCTTCTCAAGTTCATGGGATAGTTCCTTGGGCGAGAGCCCGGGGCAGTACACATATCTATGGTTGAGGTTGTGCACCAACTTCTTCTCGAAAGCCCTGACAAATGCACCGGTGACAAGATTGACCGCTTTGCTTTGCGCTGAAATGCCCTGCCCCCCCTTGATGTAACCTTCTTTAATGGAAAGAAAGCTATTAGGTTTGAGGTCGGCCTTGGTCTGCTGCTTGATGAAGCATTTGATTTTGTCGAATGATTGCTTGAAAGCTGGGTCGAGATCGACCATATTGTCTCTGTCATCTTTCGCGTGAATCCGGTCAAGTTGTTCGGCAAGTGTCTCCCCCACTTCTTCCACGGAAATTTTGAAGGGCTCGTACACCGAGTGTATGTGGTCTCTACACAATTCTTTCATTGTTGCCTCTTGTCGGCGCGACAATGCTGGTTTGGTAGAGTATCGCTCCACAATGGTGTTGAGGCGTTGACCAGCGCTACGATTAACAACGGGGCGCCCCCTCAGGCTCATGTCAATTGTATGGTAACTGTCCGTGCCTTCATGACCAATGGGATCATGATTACCCTTCTCTACGATGTCAACTCGGCCGTGATTAGCTCTAACTGCGTGTATGTCAGTGGGTCCCTTGCTTGTGGTCGGATCAGCAGATGTTGGCGCTATCTTCTGCATACATTCCTCAACTTGTGATGCCATGGGCTCCGGGAAGTCGAGTGGAAACAGTGGGTCGTCCCTTGGTTCATGCACGCAGGGTTGGGCTTGCCTATCCAGCTCGTCTTCCTCGGTGTACTCGGGAGCTGTATCGTGCCCCATGATGGGGACATCATAGGCTACTAGGGTTGCGTGCGTAGTGTCGGGGATTGTGTGTGTGACATTCTCGCCTTCCTTGGTCTGCTCTAGTCTAGCCTCCGCTCCACTAATGAGTGTTGACTGCAGGAATTGATGGTCAGCGACCCCGCTCTTGAAGGGTTTAATGCCACGTAATTCGCAGTAGTGTTTATGGAAGTTGTCGAGGTGGAGCGCCCTGGCCAGGCCTTCATGGGCTACGTACAGATCACACCTTTCTGTATGACGGGTGAGTGCAACGAGAAGCTGTTCAGGGCAGTTCTTGAGTAATTCTTTGGCATTTGTCTCAATGAACACCGTGGTGCGCTCTTTTCGCATGCCCTGGCAGGTTGCTGCGGTCTGCCACCCCTTACGTGAACTAACCTCTGCTCTTTTGGTCGTGAAGCAGATGACATCATTGGCACTCGGGGCTCCATAGTGTATTTTGACGCTCTCCTCCACCTCACTTCGAGTGTGTATGCGGTAGTGTTGGAACCTGTGCAGCCAAGCGCAGACGTCTTGCGGCACTGAGTGACTAACGTCTAGCCCTTCTGTGGGGTACCGCAAGAGTTGGTCAATACTAGTGTTGGCTTGAAAGTCACTAGAACCATACCTATTTTGGGCTGGGTCCCCTATCATGTGGATGTCATTATCGTTGAGGCAGGCGAGGAGTATGATGCCTGGGTGTAAAAGGAAAACCTCATCAAAGAGTACCTTCTTCCGCTTGCATGTGCGTGTGATGAACCTCGCTGTGGTACAGGCGTTGTAGTCGGTGTTGGTGTATTCCCGTCTAAGTGCCCCCGTTGGAGTGACGAAGACTGCTGCTTTACCCAGTCTTTCCTTGGCATATGTTGTCTTTCCACTGCCAGCGTAACCCCTCATGCATTTGACATTTCTGTCAATCACAGTAGCTACCGTGCCCTTCAAAAGGGCAATGGCCTGCTTGTGAACTTCGTAAAAAGGTTCCGTTGGCTTTGTTTTGAGGGAATGCCTAAGGTTATCGAGCGTCTCTTGTACGACTTCCGCAGACACTCTTAGCCTGACGTCCTTAAACCTCGTGTCATCATTGTTGAGGGTTGTGTGGAACCACGGGGCGAAGCACTTCAGGCAAGCTGGAGGAGTCAATGTGTAATGTGATATCCCGAGAAAGCAAGCAAGTTCAGCCCTGGCTCGGGGGGTCATCCCCTCTTTATCAAATTTTGATAGAGTCCCTTCATGATCATAGTGTTTGAGTGGTTGATCCCCCTGGTAGACAATGACCTCCTGATTATCTGAGCAAGGTGCGCCATCGATGGCAATTCTATTGGTTGAGCACCACTCCCCGTGATGCAAGATGGCTGCGGTACTCAACTTGGGTGTTATGTCCACCGTCTCAATGACGTGGTAGTTAGTTTCCTCGGTGTCATGGTAACTGCCCGCTGGACTCACAGGCGTGTAGCTAGGTTCTAGTGTTTTGTGTGTTGTTGGTTGATTAATTTGCATTGCATCAGCAAGGTGCACCAAGTCTGGTTGTGTGAACTCCTGCTGCATGGTGTGAAGCGCGGCATGTTCTACGTCCTGCTCAGTGACACCAACGGGTTCCTCTTGGATGCTCATGGCGTCAACGGGCTCTTCTTCTGGGTCGAATTCGGGTTGTGACTGCAAATTCAAGTGCTCAAGCCGGGCCATGACGTCTTCAAAGAGACTGGACTCGTTAGGTTGCGGCTCTTGGTAGTCAATCTGAAAAGCTTCCTCAGCCTCCCCTTCGAAGCCGGCACGGCGCTCTTCTGATGCCTCGACTGCCGCCTCTAGGTTCGTTGAACTGACGTAGCGGCAGTCTAGCAGGTTCTCACCCGGGCCCAGATGTACCCAATCTCTATCTATGTTAGACACGGTGAATCTGCGCACCTGCTCAATCAAGCGCATGTTATCACCTGATGGCTGGGCTAAAAGCTGGATGATGCCCTGCACTAGTGCTGTGTCCCCGATTCGGAGGTTGCACAAGACCTCAGCAATGGTAACCCTACGGTTGCCGCCGTTGTCAGGAAGAATGACAAGGGTGTTGTTTGGCAAACCGTTAACACAAAGGGCACAGACTGGATTCGGCAAATGCCCTCCCTCAGCTTCAATCTTCCCGAAGGATGGTACGGAGAAGCTGGTAGTGTGGGTGTAAAGGGCGTACGAGTGCGATTGATGCAGAGCCATGCGAGCTGCTATTTCTGCTCCGGTCGCCTTCATGACGCCATGCAGCAATTCATTGTGGAATGTGGCTTCGGAGCTGTAATAGTCTCCTTCCTGCTGTGGAATGTTGAGGACCCTACCTATCCCATGTTTGCAGTGTGTTGCGTGTGTCACGATGGGTCTACAATGATTGCCCTCGATTTCAAGGTGGGAAGCAATTTCAGGCGTCAGATCATATTCATGGCGAGCAGTGTGTAGTGTGTGATACCTGGGGTGCCCGTTAACCAATGTTGCAATGGAGCGTGCTAAGCAAAAGTCTTCCCCAAGCATGGGGACGGCATGTGTCTCACTGTATGGCCGATAGGCGATGGGTTCAGCTGAACACTCGAAGGCTAGGAAGCGGCTGCCATTCTCATGGACGCGGAAAATTTCATACAGCCTGCAAAGGTGCCACGACAGAGTGGACCTGTTCGACCTTTTGAATGTCCAAGCGAGAAAGGCGCTGGTACGCTCACCCATGGGCAGGAGTTCGTTGGCCAGTTTCTCGATGAAACCCGGATCTTCAGAGAAGAATTTCACCATCTTGCCTATGCTTTTTGTCACGAGCATTCGCTCCAGGCAAGCATGTATATATAGGTTGGCTAGTGTTGTGGCAAAATCTTCACCCAAAATCTCGAATCCTACCTGAACGTGATGGTGACCGACATGTATCCTGGTCATCAGCGCCCTAATGTAAGCAATCACCCCTTGCCTCTCGTACTTGGCGTCATCGCGGAGCTGGCAATATTGCATGACCTTGTCATATATTTTCCTAGGAATGACTATCTTCCTCATTTTCCCAATGTGTTTTTGTATGTCGGTGTGTTTTCCATGCCTTGCCCAACCTATCCGCCCCCGCATGCTGAGGTGGTAGATCTTTGGAAATTCATGGAGGAGATCTATGAGTTGGACGAAGTCTGTGTTGTGCAGGTAAGCTGAGTTAATGATGATACCAGGCTGTGTAACTTTTGTGATACGCATAATCGCGAGTGGACCCAACCGCGTAATAGTCTCCACAGACAACGAGAACTTTGGCCCATTGTAGCCACCTTTTTCTGTTAGCCATTCCCACGTGTCAATGTTGTGAGTGTAGCAGTGTTCACCCCCTTCGAAACCCATGATTATATTATTGCCAATGAAATTAACCATCAGACCGTACTCTTCGTAACGGTGGTCCTGGCGGGTGTGGAGGCCATGAGGGCTCAAGAGGGCGACATAAGCACACTCAGCCCCTTTCTTCTCGAAGGCTTCATACCATTGCCGGGGCGTCAGATCGTAGACTTGATTGGCCACGAGGATTTTTGCGGGATGGTTACAGTTCTGTGCACCCAATGTGCATGAAGGTGTCCCTGGTGTTTTATGGTCGAGCCTAGAGGTATTCTTAGAGTGCCTGCGAGAACTGTCTAAAGATGACATGCTTGAACATCCGTGGTCACACCCTGAAATTAGTCGGTCGCTACCGCAACCAATCTCCGTGGTCGCGACATTTCTCTCGGCAATGTGCTCGAGTATCCTCTCACCGATGATCTCGGCAGCTTTCGCAATGTAATGGTTGACATAGTTTCCGTCGAATTCGCACCGGAAAACACAAGGTTGGTAAACCGCGTTGGCATGTTCCAACTGTCTAGCGGTGAGCTTGAAAGGGAGAGTGGTTGTGTCTTGGAGCAAGCCATTGATGTGTTCCCTGTAATACGGGGTAAGGTCTTCGTTAAGTTCGTTGGCGATCTGCGGAGGCAGACCGGAAGTGATGGAATCCATCGTGAGTGACCCACGGGTAAGCGAGGGTCAAAGTGCGGTTTAT